TGGGTTTTGCTACTGCTTTGGGTTTTTCGATCTGGCCAATCTTGACCAGAAATCTAGTGCGCTTGTCCATGTCTAACTCCAACTCGAAAGGATTGAGATGCGTACATCTACGGCAAGAATCTCGCCAGATTGTGCGGTCATAACGGCTGGTGCGGAAACGTCTCCCACGGTGTACTTGATTGTTGAGGCTGCCAACTTGGTGAACAGTTCAAGAATGTAATCTTCCATGCCATTCAGGTTGCCCTGATTGTCGAATAGAGGTTTGGTGAGCGTAATCTTGAAATTGACCAACGGTGCAACGGTTGTATAACCGTCATTGCTTGGCACGATATAAGGATCATCCGGGCTGATGATGCAAGAGTTCGCAAGCACCGTAGCAGGAGGAAAGGAAAACACTTGCCAGGTGCTTGCGCTCGCTAGTGCGGTTGCTAGCGTTCCTCGTAGGGTTGTGATCGCGCTCATCCTACAAGCCCGCCGGGGTGAAGATAATCAGCGATGAGTCCACGGACTCTGGCCATAAGGGTATTGCCCATGCGATAAGGCGAGGGCTGGAAATCTGGTGAGATGCCACCGGTAGCCGACATTTGCCGGGCTTGCCATATATCGACTGCAATCATCATGGCTGCTTCACGGACTTGTGGCAGGGTAGCGTAATCAATGCTGGTAGATCCATAGACTCGGCCATAAGGCGCAATGCTGTGCTTTTCGCGAGTCGTAATCTGGGCATTGACGAATTCTAGGTAATGCTCGCCGTTGTTCTTGACGGCTGTAATGGTCTTGCTGCCGTTGTAGTGCTGGCGCACGTTTTCGATGGTGACCACATCGCCGACCACGAATTGCTGAACATTCTCGGCAATGTAGATGCGGCCAGTTGTGTCTTGGGCTGAGATAGCCACAACGGTCTGCTCGTTGAACCACAACTTCTCTTTGATTAGGTTCTCGGCTGACTGGCAGACTTCTTCAACTATTGCATCGGTGTAGAGAGTGCCAATGCCAAGGTTGGTGCGCAACTCGGCAACTGTGACGTATGTTGCTGGCATTTTGATCCTCTCTGTTAGGGGTGACCCCGGCCGAGCCTCGAACCGGGGTCACGATTACTGAATGGGTTATGCAACCATCCACTTGTACGCACCAGCGGCTACCTTGGTCGCAATTGCGCCATAGCCATAGAGTGCGACATTGACTGATCCGGTTGAGATCACGTTGGACTCAAGACGGAAAGTGCCGGACTCGTACCATGTGTACGACTCTGGGTTCACGACAACGATTGTGCCGTCTCCAGTTCCGGAAAGTGAGCGTGAGACGTACAGATTCAAGCCATGAACGTTTCCACGGACACCGGACGGAGTCAGGTTACCGGAAGCATTCTGCGGATTGATTGTCTGAACGTAAACAGGACGGTTTGAGCCATCAATGAGACCCATGATTGCGCCCCATTGCTCTGGCGAAACGACAACGTTTGTAGCGAAGCCAAGGGTGTTGGTGTACACCGAGACTGCTGCATCGCTGATGAAGTCGAGAAGGTTGGCTGCCGACATGGTGCGGTTTCCACCATCGGTAGCACCGGCAACGACAGCAGTACCAACTGCTGCGTTTGTTGCCTTGGCATATGCGAATTGCATCTGGCGTGCAAGTTCAGCAAAGAAGGCTGGAGAACTGCGGTCAAGCAACTCTACGCTGAACGACTGCTGGCCTGCGTACTTCTTGACGGTAACGCTGAGGAATGAAACGTTCTGATCGGTGTCGGATGGTGCTGCGCCTTCTGCGGTCTCGGCCACAGTTGGTGCTTGGGTGAGTTTTGGAATCTCGAAGGTCATACCAGCATCAGGCAATGTGCCACGGCTGATCGCATCGATGAACGGACGGTCAGCGTTGCTGAGTGGGTTGATGACTTCCGACAATTGACGTGTTGGGATCAAGCCAGCGTTGTCGGTTGTGTCTGCTGCTGCTGCGAGCCATTGACGAGCAGAATCATCGCCCATCGATGCACGGACGGTGTTCTCAAGGTATGCACCCGGAGTGACGTCAATGCGTGGCTTCGCGTATGCAACGGCAGCGGTAATTGTTGGACGAGAGGCCTCTACTGGAGTTTCGACTGCCTCAGGCGCAACGGTCTCAGGGGTGGTGTTCTCCACTTGAGATGCCTCGCTTTCATTGTTGTTTTCTTCAACTGCATCGCCTTCGGATGCAGCAACCTCTAGCACTTCTGCCGACTTGAAAGCCGGATTAGATACCAGAGAAACTTCTTCAAGTCGTGCGCTGATAATTTCTAACGTGTTACCGACTTGCTTTGAGTCAAGTACTTCGACACCTACCGAAAGACCAGAGCGAAGATCCTCGGATGCCTCAATCAACGCATCGTTGCCACGGCTAGTGGCAGAGACCTTGAAGGTCGCATAAAGAGCATCATCCTGCGCCATGATCGACTGAGCGCGGCCGAGTGGCTTCTTGGAGTCATGCTCAAGCAGGAACTTGACCTTCTTCGCATCATCCCATTGGACAGAGCCAGAGCGAAACTTGACCCGGCCAACATTGGTGTAACCAATCTCGTTGTTGAACGGCAAAATCTTGCCAGAGATAAGGCGGCGGCCTTCATCGGCCTGTATATCGGTTGCTGTGAAGGTTAGTTTCATGCTGCTCCGTTGGGTGATAGATCTTCCATCTGTTGTGCTTGCTCGACCGTGATGAGACCGAGCGAGATCATTTTCTCAATTGCCGTCAGGCGTGTGATTGTGTCTGCCCTTAGGAAAGTATCATCAACGGCAAAGCGGACATAGTTCTGCGTGTTCGTAATATCGTCCATGCTAAGTCGCGACTCAACTGCCGTGATGAATGGCTGCAAAGCAAGGCTGATGAGTTGCTTGCGCTCGTCTTGGACATTGGCGTAGGTCATCGAGTTATTCTCATCAGCCGAGAGATAGTAAGCCGGGATGTTGCAAAGCCGGGCAATCTGTGTGGTGACTTGAGTGATGAGATCTGCATAACCCATATCTTTTGGTGAGAATGACGTGGGCATATAGTCAAGAGTGCTGGTGAGATACGCGGTCGATCCTTTTTGACGTGCTGCTTTCCATTGCGATAGCAATGCAGCGACTTCATTCTCACTTAGGTCAGCCCCGGTGTTTTTGATAACTCCGGATGGAATTGGTGCGACTGCTGCGCGATGCGCTGCGTTCTGCAATTCGTATGCTTGCCGGATGATAGTTGCACCGGTGTTGAGAATGCCTTCGCTAAGTCCTTGGAACGTAATGAGCGAGCCAAGGCCCTCCATGGGTACTGGCTTGCCATCAACGTAATACTGCGTGACGAATTGATTATCTGGTGAGACTTGCTGAGTTACGCGAGTTGGTGCAATCCAGAGAAATCGGGCCGGACGGCCATCATCAGCATATAACTCGGTAACTTGCCAATATGCGACTCCGTAAAAAAGAAGGCTATCGACTGTATATGCAAGAGTTACTGATCGAGGCTGGTGAATGCTCGGTTGCTCTAACCACTTGGGAGATCCGAGTCGCTCATCATTGGATTTCCGATAGAGATGCAACGGAATGCTTGCAATTGTGCCTGCAATAAGGTTGCGCGATCTGACGATTGCTGGCAAAGAAATTGCAACGTCTCGGCTGACCTTGGTTATGAGTTGGGTATTGAAATATCCGAAATCATCGCCCATGACGGCAGGGGCATACTGAGCCTTGACCTCGCTTTGTACCTTAGGTGCTTGAATGAGGAAGCGATCCCAGAATGCCATGACCTAAAGGATACCACACAAAACGGACATTCTACGCAAATATGGCAGGTTTCGACACCGGTTTCAGTAGTTGATGAACCACCATGGCCAGACCTATCGCAGCAGATACATCCCCCGCGGATCTACGGCGCACAATGCGCCAGCCTGCATCGTTGATCTTTGCTCCGCAATTATTCATTGACGAGACCAACTCAGTCTGGCCAGAGTGGACTATTCGATTGTTCACGATAGCATCGAGCAGATCGCTACACGCTGTGTAGAAGATCTGGCCCGACATATCGACAACCTTACAACCAGATTGTTCTAGCCGAGAGGCGATACTGGCGGTTGCGTACTTATCGTAGCACAGCATCCGGGGTCGGTATCTATCCCACCAAGCCTTTATATCGGCAGCGACCTTAAGTTCATCAATCGCCACGTCAGATTCCCATTGCTGCATAATGCCTACGCCAATCTTGCCGTCTGGCATCAACTGGGCTGCTACAAGGCTAGCCTTCTTCTTGGTGACGGCCGTATCTATGCCAAAGATGGTCAAAGCCCCGGGGTTGAGTTGGAGATCCTGCACCGTGAGATTTTCGAAGGCCATATAAGGCCATGGGCTAGAAATGGCATCGACCCAGAGGCATAGATGCTCCGTCCGGGCATCCTCGGCCTTGGCGGTCTTGATGTACTCCTGAATCGTTTCCAGTTTGGTCGTGTAGCCGATAGCCGGGTTGGCTTGGAGGATCTGGGTTACGTCATCAAGTTTGCAAAATGGCTCTGCCGAGTACTCCCACCAGCCCAAGGACTTAGGCGGATAACTCAAGGCGGTCTCGCGTAGCGTGTTCAATACATCGCTGAAAGCATCACCGGCGTTAGAGCACGTCAGCAAGACACCGTTGGTGGCTGTCGTGGTCGGCCGGATGGCGGCCCATGCTTCCCGGGTTATCTCGCGCAACTCGTCCACGAAGACCAGATGCGCGGTCTTGCCTCGAACACCGTCTCGGGTTGCGGCTGCAATCTCATACATGCTGCCATCGAGCAAGGTGACCGACTCTTGACCGTTCGCATAGCGGATCTGCTTCACCATGGCCATCAGTTCATCGTTGGCTTCGATGACTGAGACAACCTGACGGAAGGTGTCGATAGCCATGTTCCGATTGGACGAGAGACCGATCACCCGGCTCTTGCGTGGCTCGGCAAACAGTTCATAGAGGATGCGCATACGCGCTAGGTGAGTCTTTCCCTGTTGTCTCGCAATTAGGAGGCCCTGCGTGGTGATTGTGTATTCACCCTTGCGATTGGTGACCATCATGCGCTCGCTGACGTACTTCTGCCACGGTAGCAGCGGATCTGAGTACTTGGCTACCCACTCGGCAAACGCTTTGCCCTTGGATGTGCCTTTGCGCTTAGGCGTTTCCAGCCTCGGGGTGGTCTTACCCCTAATTTTGGCCACTAGAAATACCCCCCAATTGGTCTGGACTGGAATCGGACATAAAGGGCGAATCTACCAAAATCTTGCTAAAAGTCTGTCCGTTTTGCACCGGTTT